ATGGAAAAACACAAAGGTTGACATAGGAGAAATCTAACATGGTTAATTTGAACAGAAAACGCACTAGCCGAATTATTTGGGAAACGCTGCTAGAAAACGTGGTGAGCCACCCGAAAGCACCGTGGGTGGAGCAACTGAATATGCTGGATGCGCTGCGTGCCACCGCTAAACCCACCGGCAGCGTGAGTTTTGCGACGTTCTGGTGTTTGTATGCCGTGGTGCAGGCGTATAAGCCGAAGCGTGTTGCTGAGGTCGGCACCTACATCGGCAAATCCACACTCGCTTTGGTGTCGGGCGGTGCGGAAGTACACACCTGCGACTACAGCAACGATGTGAAACTGCCGTTTAAGGTAAACCAGTACCCGATGACGAGCAGCACCGATATGTTCGCCAAGCTCCAGCCTGCCATTGACCTTCTGTTCCTTGACGGTCGGTTGGAACCCGATGACCTTGGGCATATTGGGCGCTTGCTACACGCTCAAAGCATCGTGGCGCTAGATGACTTTGAGGGTATTGAGAAAGGGGTCGCCAATGCGATGCGGTTTACCTATCAGGGTGCCATGCTCGTCTACCCGCCCGAGCGTGAGGTATTGGAGCGTCACGGCATCCCCGACGACAGCACGCTGGCGCTGATCCTGCCGCACGGATTAGTGCAGTTGACGAACCAATAGCGTTAAAATACCCTCACCACGGGAGGCTCTATGTCCCACAAAGACGCGGCAGAATTTGTTGGCGTGTTGTTGCACTCGGCAACAGCAACGCATTTCCTGCATTTGCAGACGGCAAGTTACGCCGCCCACAAGGCACTCGGTCACTATTACGAGAACATCGTGGACTTGGCCGATAAGTACGCCGAGGCGTATCAGGGCCACTACGGCATCATCCCGCTGACCGATTATCCCGATGGCTTCAAGGTGCAGAAGGACGCCGCCGAGTACGCCAACAGCCTGTTGACGTTTGTGAAGGGCATCCGAGGCGACCTGCCAAAAGACACCGACTTACAGAACATCATTGACGAAATCGTGGGCGAGATCGCCTCCCTTCTGTATAAGCTTGAGAGATTCCGATGAATAAAGCAGGTTTGTACGCAAATATTCTCCGAAAACAGGAGCGTCAGGCTCGCCAACGTGCCGAAGGTCGCCCTGTAGAGCGTACTCGCAAGCCCGGTGAGCCGGGTGCGCCAACTGCTGAAGCGTTCCGACAATCAGCAAAGACGGCGAAGAAATGAGCGCGGCTTGGACACGCAGCGAGGGCAAGAACCCGAAAGGCGGGCTGAACGCCAAGGGTCGTGCCTCGTATAAGGCCGAGACAGGCGGGACGCTCAAGCCGCCGGTCAAGGCTGGCGACAATCCACGCAGAGCCTCTTTCCTCGCAAGGATGGGCAATATGCCGGGGCCGATGGCAAAGAACGGCGAACCGACACGGCTCGCCCTCGCACTTAAGGCATGGGGAGCCTCTAGCAAGGAGGACGCCCGAGCCAAGGCCAAAGCCATCAGCAGCAGGAACAAGTAATGGCCGCTGACCGTCAACGCCTAGCCGCCGCCCTTGCTTACGAGGAAGAACGCCGACGGCGCATGATGGAATCCGTCCCGACGACGGATAACTTGCCGCCTGTCCAGCCGACCCGCCGCAGCCTACGCACCGACCTTGAGAACTTCTCATCGGGATTAGGGCAGGCTGGCGTCAACGCACTTGAAGGCACTAAAGCCCTGATAACCGATCCGATCGGCACCGTAAAAGGCACTTACGAAAGCGTCAGGCAAATGGCCCGCGACCCCTCGCTAATTGCTGACGCTTTGCGTTACACCGCCGACAAGGCCATGAGCGGCCCGTTAGGCGCAGGCGAGGTTATCGGTGAATTCCTAACGCCAAGCGTAAAAGGTGCGGGTAAACGCGACATCTTTATCGGTGAAAACGCTAGGACATGGGATGCCGCTGCCGCCAAACGCGCAGAAGAAATGGAAGCGTCTGGAATAGACCCAGAAACAATTTGGCGCGAAACAGGCACATTCCGAGCGCCTGACAACAGATTGCGGCAAGAAATCAGCGATGTTGGCGCACGGTTAGCACAAGAATCGGAAGCAGGATTGCCCGCAAATGTGGCTTTTGAGCATCCCGGTGGGTTATACGAGGCTTATCCCGAAATCGGTCAGCGAACTATTATTCGCACAAAACAAGCGCTAGAAGGCGGGGCAACTGGCGCTTACAACCGAAACACTCAATCGGTAAGTTTTGGCGAATCAGCCCCTCAATCACCGGATGAACTGACCTCAATCGGATTGCATGAACTTCAACACGCCGTACAGCACAGAGAAGATTTTGGCCGAGGCGGTATGCCACAACTTGCGCGTCGGTTTTTGCAAGAAGATATGCAACGCCGATATGCGCCATATGCAAGTGATTTGGGGCAAAGAAGCCGAGCAAGCGCGTTAAGTGGTGACGCTTATCGGGCGCAGTACGCACAACATTTAGAAAATTTGCAGCGTAAAGACAACATTAAACCGCGTCAGCTAACGAGAATGTCAGACTGGTATAAATACGGGTCTGAAATCTCACGACAAATGGCAGAGGATGGTTATGGTTGGCAGATGCCAGCCAAGGCGGGGGCAAACCGTGATTTCTGGATTAGAGGCGCGGTACGCCGTATGCAGCGTATGATTGAAGCAGATCGTCCAGAAATGCGAAATGCAGCGGAAGTTATGCCGCCCGAAGAAGCTAAGAAAATTCTTCGCAAAACCGATAAGGTGTTTAGAAAGACACAAGAAAGCGCAATCGCGGCTAACAAGATAGACGACGTAAAGCGCACTTTAGAGGCAAAATCTGATTACGAACTGTATCGCCGTTTAGGAGGCGAAGCAGAAGCGCGGCTGACGGAACAGCGAATGAAGTTAACCCCACAACAACGCCGGGAAACATTCCCGCAATACGACGTACCGTTAAACGAAATCATTATCACTAGACGATGAACGCAGGCGCATTTAAAAAGGGTCAGAAAGGCGGGCCGGGTAGGCCTAAGGGCTTGCCCAATAAGTCCACGCAGGCCGCTAGAGAGGCCATTGCAGCGTTTGTGGACGGCAATGCAGACAGGCTCCAAGGGTGGCTAGACGAGATCGCTGCGGAGAAGGGAGCGCAGGCTGCGTTTGACGCCTTCAGCACCCTGCTGGAGTACCACGTTCCCAAACTCGCCCGCCAAGAGATCACAGGTAAGGACGGTGGCGATCAAACTATGGTCATTCGCTGGGGAGAACCGAAGTAATGGCAAAGGGCGACCACCGTTATCGCCGCTCGTTGTGGGATAGGTTTCACGACAAAGTGATGCCAGAGCCAAACACAGGTTGTTGGCTATGGATTGGTGCAATTAAAGAACATGGATACGGCGTCATTGGGTTAGGACGCCGAGATGAAGGAACGGCTAAAGCTCACCGCGTTTCGTGGGAATTACATAGAGGCAAGTTACAGCCGAGTGATTGCGTATTGCATCATTGCGACCAACCGTTGTGCGTCAATCCCAATCACTTATTTTGCGGCACGTTGTCGGACAATATGAAAGATTGCGTTCGCAAGGGCAGGAACTTTGTGCCAAATAATCGTGGCACAAATGCGAAATGGGCGAAGTTAGACGCTCAAAAGGTTGCTGAAATACGCAGCCGTAAAGAGACCGGCGCAGAGTATGCCCGTCGGTTTAACGTTAGCCGAAGCGCCATTTATGAGATTTGGCGTGGTAAGAATTGGGCATGGACATAACGCTTCCATACAACCCGCGGCGGGCTTTCCTGCCATTTCACGACAGGAGCAAACGGTGGGCGTGTTTAGTCGCCCACCGGCGCAGGTGCGGGTAAAACCGTTGCTGCCGTAAATGACATGATCCGTGCTGCCATTACTTATCAGGGCAAACACGGCCTATTTGCTTACATCGCGCCTTACCGCTCACAAGCAAAGGCGGTCGCTTGGCAATACTTCAAGGAGTTTGCTCAACCGATCATTAGCGCAGTCAACGAGCAAGAACTTACTGTCACTTTTATAAACGGTAGCCAAATACGTCTTTACGGTGCCGATAACGCTGATGCTATGCGTGGCATGGGATTCAGCGGCGTGTACATGGACGAATATGGCGACTTCAAGCCCAGCGTGTTTGGCAACGTCATCCGCCCTGCCCTCTCGGACAAGCAAGGATGGGCTGTTTTCGGCGGTACACCGAAAGGCAAAAACCAGTTCTGGGAAATTTACGATACCGCCACTCGTCTCCCTAGCGAGTGGTTCCTGTTGCGCTTACCCGCGTCAACCAGCGGGCTTCTCCCGGCGACAGAGCTAGCCGCCGCAAAAGCGCAGTTGGCCGAGGATCAGTATTTACAGGAGTACGAATGCTCATTTGAAGCGGCAATCCTCGGCGCTTTTTTTGGAAAGGAAATGCGCGAGGCACAGGATCAGGGCCGCATCACCAACGTGCCATACGACCCCAACTTGCCTGTGTACACGGGCTGGGACTTAGGCTACCGCGACGATACGGCCATTTGGTTCTATCAGGTCGCCCGTGGCGAGGTGCGCGTCATAGACTTTTACGCCGTTTCGGGCGAGGACATCCACACGATTGCTGATGTGGTACGCAACAAGCCGTATCGCTATGCCAAGCACTACCTACCGCACGATGCTCGGGCCAAGAGCCTACAGACCGGGCGCAGTATCGTGGAGCAACTTGCCGCACAACTAGACATCGCCAAACTTGCCGTTGTCCCTGAC